AGATAGATGCAATATTATTAGCATGTTCAACTCCACTGGCAAAAATTAGCCAGTGATTTCTGTCTGCTCCTAGCTGCATGGTTTCGGTAAGAGCTGCGTAAGTAATTGCATCTTTGTCTACAGCAAATTGCAATTCGTTTGCCTTAAACTCACCACCAACTTTATGCACGCCAGTAACGTCAAGAAGCAAGTCTGTTTTCCGTGGGATTAACGGCGACAAGTAACCTTCTAAAATAAGTCGATTAAATGCCGCTACACTGGTGATGTCAAAACATACATCTGTAAAAATACCATCTTCCGTAATTTTGCCCTGACCCAGCCTCCACGGGGTTGCAGTCAGGCCAATTACTTTGATGTAGGGGTTAACCACACGTAATGCAGACAGAAACTTGTGGTACATGGTTTCTTCGTTTGGCGATACTAAGTGCGCCTCATCAATAATTACCAGATGCACACAGCCAAATTTGTCAGCATGCTTTGCAATGGATGCAATGCCTGCAAAAATAATCCGGTCGTTTACATCTTTTCGTTTTAAACCCGCACTGAATACGCCTGCTGGCGCACTAGGCCACAAGGCTTTTAGTTTCTCGCAGTTCTGCTCAATTAGTTCTTTTACATGGGTGAGCACCAGTACCTTTTGCATCGGAAACTGCCTGTAAATGCTCTCCAAGAATCCAGCAATAACAAGGGACTTCCCCGTCCCTGTTGGCATGGCAATACAGGGATTGCCAGCCTTGATTTGAAAATACTGCCAAATGGAATCGACAGCTTCCTGTTGATATGCTCGGAGTTGCATGTTAAATTTTCAGGTAGTTGTTACATCCACGCAGTTGGTCTTCTTCTGTTAATTCCGGGTTATCACCAAAAGCAGCATCTGCAGTTGGTTCAGTACAATACCATTTGCCATCTTCCCGTGGCCTGCTGTAGAAGCAAGTGCGACAGTTACGCTCAGGTTCTTTCTTCAGGTGGCACACCGGGCGATGGTCGCAAAACTTGCATTCGTACCAGCCGGGGGATTCGCTCAACTTTTTGGGTGGCTGTGGCAGGAACACAAGCTGACGTCCTCGGTCAACAAACTGGTCGGCCGTAATGGTATCCAACGCAATAAGTTCCAAATGCAGTTCGTCATTGTTTTTGTTCACAGCACCGTACAGCGCAACGGTTAAATTCATCTTGCGCATGTATGTATTCATTTGAACATAGTGTTCAAACTTTGCACTTTGTACACCTTCGCTTACAACTTTGTTGAAGGACTTTTCGCTGTGTGTTTTAAATTCTAACAGACACGGCATACCGGCTGGAAGGTCAGGAATTCCTACGGCTACACCATCACCGCTACCGCCAAAGTGACCACCAGCATCGCTAATGCGAAACTGTTTGCCATTTTCGTCTTGTTGAAACACTTGCACGCCAATTGACAGCAACAGGGCAATGAAACGGGCTTCTTCCAAATGCCCACGATTAAACAGGCGCAAAATGCGGCCTTCGAATTGCGGTCGGGTAAACCAGCGGAAGCTATACCAAATAGCCCGAGAGCAATCTTTGCCAATACCAGATGCACCCATGTGAGAACGGTACGGGTTTTTATCTTCTCCGCGATAGGCATCCCCAATGTGGGGTATAACCTGCCCAAGAAATTTTCTATAGCTAGCCCCTTGGTCTTTTTCTAAAGAAGTGTTGATTGCAGCTAATGTGCTTTTTGCCAAGTGGACTGCCATGATGTGTCTTAATAAAGTTTAAATTTGTCTCTGCAACGGCAGCAATTGCCATCTACCAAACGCGGGGAATTTTCCCCACATCTGTCGCATTCCCCGGCCATGCCTTCGGGAATTTTTGTAACCTTATTGTGAATGTCTTTTACTTGCGCATCCACCAGAAACTCGGCATCTTCTGTAGAACGATCAATATCGTCGGACATATACAAAACTAGCCCCGAAGGGCTAGTTAAGTTCTGTAGTTAAGCAGCCGGTGCAGTTGCCCAAGGTGGTGCGACACCTGCGCCTGGAGCGGGTGCAGCGACAGGAGCCGCCGCTACGGGGGCCGCTTGTGCCGGTGCTGGCGCTGCTGCCCATGCTGGCGCTGCTGCCCATGCTGGGGGCGCCAGTGCCGCCGCTGGGGCTTGTGCTGGGGCTTGCTGGGCTACTGGTGCCGCCACTGGTGCCGCCGCTGGGGCTTGCGCTGGAGGTGCCCATGCCTGAGCGGGAGCAGCCGCTGGGGCAGGAGCAGCCCAAGGTTGAGCAGCCGCTGGAGGTGCCCATGCCTGAGCGGGAGCAGCCGCTGGAGGTGCCCATGCCTGAGCGGGAGCAGCCGCTGGAGGTGCGAATGCAGCCGGAGCAGGCGGAACACCGAACGCAGCAGGAGCACCGGCACCGAACGCAGCAGGAGCGCCTGGAGCAGCAGCGGGCTGAGTAACAACTTCGTTGATGTCTTTGTATGCCACGATGGAATTACCGGCATCGTACTGGCCCTGCGCGGGTTTCAGTTTCACCTTCACCTTCAGCGGGATGTTGTGCAGTTGGCTGCTGTCTTCGACCAACAATACTTTCACAGCATGGGCAATTGCCGACAGTTGCTTGAAGGCAATTTCCTGGGCCACCGCATTTGCGTTCTGCAAATTCAACCCTTCGAAAATCTTGCGGTTGGTAAACTGGCCGTCAATGATTTTGAATTGCATCTCGAGCCGCATGCCCGTGCCGTCTTTCGTAGGCTTCATTTCGGATTTGTCCATCACCACGTTGTACCAGCCAGCGGGGACTGGGTCTTGTTGTCCAGTATCGGGGACAACAGTGCGTGCATTAAAATTTAGTTGCGCCATTTGGAAGTTTCCTTAATAACAAAAATGTGGGTTGTTATCCGTCAACCCACAGCACGGTTCTTTGGGAGTTTAGTCCCGGTTGAAAACGTCAACGCCGGAGCATTGGTGAATGTTGTGGGCCAAGTGATTCCACCCGCCAGTTGCAGGAATTGGAATGTCTGTGGTCATTCCAAACCGATTGCCAGCCACATAAGCCGGGGTTCGGCTAACGGACAAGACACGGCCTTTATTGGCACTCACACCCTTGTTCATTTTGTCACCTTCGATAACAAACATGGGTTCGTGCAGAAAACCAATAACGTCGGCCCACTGGGTAATCATTTCCCGTTTACCGTAGGTTTTCTGATTTTTGGGGCTGTGCATAAGCAAGTCCCAGCTATCGTATTCGCCAACGGTAGGGTCGACAACTTTGGCCGCAAATACGTGACAGGTAATCACAATGTTGATGCCAAAGTGGATTGCCAGCAAGTCGCACTTTGTAGTGAAGTCGCCAAAATACTGATTTGCCAGTTGGTAGGCTTTGCCATACCCGCCGAGCGCACTTTCCATCGTAACGCCTTTTTTGTTCCCTGCCGCATACGTTGGGTCTGTTGCCAGCACAGCAGTATGGATAAGCCGTTCCAACGCAGTGCCGCTATCGAACACAAGACTTTGGTAAGGGAATGGTTCGGCAGTGCCTGCACGACCAGCCGCACAGGCTTGACCAATTTCCTCCAGCAGTTGCATCACATGTGCGTAATGTTCCAGCATGGGGACTTTGTTAACCACAACACCGGAGTATCCGGTTTCCAGTGGAATGAGAAGGGCGCGAGGGGCGTTTACAGCAAGTGTGGTCTTACCAACTTTTTCAACGCCGGAAAGCACAACACGAATTCCCGTTTTTACTTGGGAACTGCTAATAGAAGCAAGGATGCTCATAAGAACTCCGAATAGGGCCTAAGCCGAAACACATAATCTCTGCCCCGTGTAACACTGGCGGGCAGGTGCTGCAATTGTAGGGTACAAAGTACCGAAAGCAAGCAGAAATTTTATTTCTTTTTGGCAATGGAGTTCAATGCCGCCATCTGGTTTTGTGCCTCTTTTTGAGCAGCCGTCATGCGGCGCTTATCCGATTGGATTTGAGAAGCTTCTTGCATTGTGCGCAAATCCGATTGTGCCTGCCATTTTTTGTCTGCGGCTGTAACGCGAGGTGCAGATACTGTAGAAGTTTTCTTTGTTGCCATAACTATCTCCTTTGGTTAATTGCTTATGTCTTCCGCAGAGCGGTGACACACGTAGGTTGGAAAACGGGGCTTATCTTTTATGCCCTTGGGGAAGAATTTGAACTTAATCACATGCTGAACTATTTCTCTTGGATTTTCGAAATAGTGCTTCCGCATTTTGTGGTCCATGTTACCGGGAGACACGGTAATAATTTGGCCAGCCGAAAACAATAATCCACCATCGTAGTGAACGTCTTCCAAAATTGAACATTGCAGGTTTCCAACAAGACCGTTTGGTACTTTGTTGTCCTGATGCGAAGTTCGGAAAGTACGTCCAAGTTCGTTGGTTTGCGCTTCGTTTTCGTTGGCGTTGCCTTCCTCAATTGCCAAAACCAACGCCTCGGCCTCAATAAACCGTTTAATCCGAAGTAACTGGCCTTGGTTGACCGTGGCGCGGCCTTCCTTGTGGGCAGCGTTAAGGCCACGAATAATAGTTCCCTCGTAGCCCATTTCCAGCCATTGTTCGTCTGACCGAAGCAACTGGGGCAGGTCTTCGCAAATTGTCATTGGCACAACCTTGGCATGCATGCACCGACCTTGGGTTTGTTCGTAGTGAACATACTGGGTAAGGTACTTGTGTCGCTCAACATACGGGGCAGAAAGGATTTCTTTACGAAGACAATCAAATACATGCCACAACGTAAATGGTTCGCCTTTAATAGTTCCTACTGCGCTGCTGGTAATGCGACAAAGGTCGGGGTGACGCTCGTCGTTGGCAGCAAGTTCCCCATCAAGGTGCGCGTACTCTGGGATGCTGTAGAACGCAGTGGTGTACTTGTTCTTATGCTTTTTAAGGCTACGACCCGTCAAGTGCCCCTCTGTAGTAAGCCCGCGCACACCGTCAATCTTTGGCTGGGCTCCCAACGGGAACACCAGCTTACTTTCAACATAATTTGCAGCTAATAAAGGTTTCATTCCAGCACCTTGACAAGTTCGCTGTAAAGCTTCATTAGGCCGGGCAGATGCGGCTCAATAAGCGCAATAGTTGCGCGAGCATATTGCTGGGATTCGATTTGCGCATGCCCGTGGTCTCGCAACGACAAAAACGAAACCATCAGGTTTCGCAGATTCATTTTTGTCATCCAGTGGGTGTAGTGGTTTAAAGACAGAAACATTCGGGCGTGTTCCGGTGCAACTCCACGTTCCATGCTGGCAAGGTAATTGGCGTAGCCAGATTTGCAATGTTCTTGCAAAGTTTGACGAAACAAATCTTGTTCCAGTTTGTCTAAATTGTCTTCTTGGCCTTGCTTCTTGTTTTTGGCTTTTCCGCCAACATTGGTAGGAATATACCATTCCGAAGGAAGCGTAACATACCGGCCACTCACTTCGTTAATGGTTTGCGTACGTTGGCGAACCAACTGTCGCGCCACAAAGATTGGCAGCTTCATTTCCAGCCATACTTCAATAATTTCAAATGGCGTCATATGACGGTTGCGCATAAGGTACTGGTTCAGACGCATTTCCACTTCGTAAGTGCGATCTAAATCCATTCCATCAAAGGACATGCGAGCAGCGTTTGCAACGTCTGTATCGTCGGCATCAAAACTCCGCACGCTACATTCGCCAGGATTAAATTGTCGCCGTGTTGGCCCCGAAATATTTCGGAGCGTCACGAACCCGTGGTCTAAGACCTTAATAGTGCGGTTCATGACGTTTCCTTAGCTGTTGCGTGCGTCAGCACCAGCCTTATCGGCGCGGCCTTCTGCTTCTTGGTTGCTATAGGAGGCCGGGAATCGAATGCGCAGTTTGGCAATGTTGTTTTCCATTGCTTGCTCAATACTGCTATCGCAAAATATTGCGCTAACATACATGCCGCTGATAATCATTGTAAGGCTTGCCAAAAACTCTGGCAGTGCATCTTCTGGAATTTCCTCGCTAACAATAAAGTATTGCGTGATTTCGCATACATGACCACAGTGTACGCCAAGCATCAGCGCCAATGCCTCCCACTTGCCGGATTCGCCCTTTGGCAATGGCATCTTTGGAGCCGCTGCAACGTAGCTTACGTCCACCCGAAGTGCGTCAAGCATGATTGCAACGTACCACATGACGTCGCCAATTTCTTCCAGGATGTGCTCTTTGCGTTTGGCATCCAACTCTTTTTCGTAAATCGCCATCCGCTTGAGTTCGGTGGTAACTTCGCCAATTTCCGTAATCAGCCCCATGCAGCCATGCACAAGGCGATCCATTGTGGGCAGCACTTTTTCAGTACGAACTGCCAATGGTACATACTCAATAATATTCATGTTGGTTTCCTGGTTGCACGCTTTTTAGCGATTTGTTTTAAAATGAGATAGCCCAAAAGGTCTAACTCGGGGTCTTCGTCTTCGTCGTTTTGACGATTACGAATTCTGGAGAGCTTATCGTCCATACGAACATTGATAAGCTCCATTGGGGGAACCCGTGAAAATGTTTGTACCGGGTTAAGAGCTGCATCGCCATACTTGCGATTTTTTGCAATAAGCGTTTCGCTGATTGTTTCCAAGACGTCGGCAAGATCGTCCTGGAAAGTTTGCTGAGGCTCCTGAGTAAGAGCCGCAGTAGCCATGTAAGGCTTAGAGTTCATCAATCTACCTTTGCACGCTTGGGTAACACAATTTCCAAAGCCGGGGAGCCGGGTTTGACTTCCATAACTTGGTCCAACAGATTGCGCTGTTCCTCTGTTAGCTTGCGGTATTCGCCCGTTGCCAGTTCTGGAACGTTACGAATTACGTCTTCCACCACAATTCCAGCGGCACGCAGTTCTGCCACGCGGGCAGTAAGCAGCGCCACATCTGGCTTGCGGTTAATTGAATACTTGGCTTTAATAACCCAGCCTTCTGTTCCCAGCGGAATGCTGTTGGTGCCTTCCACGGGGGCAGGGAACAGGCCCTTGAAAATTTTAATACGCAGCAGCATCTCTGCGCTCTTCAGTGCGCCCAGTTGCTTTTGCAACTCCGACCATTGGTTCAAATCTTCCTGCGTAACTGCGTTTGCGGGGATAGCTGTCATCTTGTACTCCGTTGGTTAATAACGTTTTAATTGTAACGCCGGTTAAGTTAGAACGCAAGCAGATTATGCAGCAGCTTGCGACATTTCTTTTGTTCCCATTGGCAAATTAAGGATACGGTAACACTTGCCATGAAATGCATATTTTTGGATAGCTTCTACTTTTGGCACTTCGCTTAGAAAGCCACCGTCGCACAAAGACCTAATTGTCATATCCATGCTTGCAATCTGCCCTAGCTTGTGGTTATTAAAGCAGGAAACACGCTGGGTGTTGATTTGCAGGTACTTACGAGGCATAACGCCATCTTTTTTCA